TGGAGATGGTGATTTTAGGGTAGTGTTTCAGGGGGTGTAAGGGCGGAAATCAAACATTAAGCGCTGGCTCAGGTTGTTGCACCCGGGCCAGTTCTATCTTCTGCCTAGTCCCCGGCCGATCAATCTTCCACAAGAACAGGCTCTTGTCCGCTACCAGTTCGTTAATAAATTTTCTCGCCTTGTTCATTCCCACGCCGATTACCTTTGCCTTGGCTATCAATTCATCCTTCGGTATTGACTCCGTGGGTGGCACCAGGTCGATCAGGTCCATGCTGCTTTTCGATGGAGTATTGATAACAGCAACCTCGTCTGGGCTGGCATCTGCCCAGAAGATAATGCCATGCTCCCGGGAATGCTTGAAATGCTTAAACATGGTCTTGACTTCGTTGTCATCTTCCCAATCCACGCGCCAGCCACGCTTGGCGGCAATGAATCGGAATAAGTCATTGTTGTCCTTGCAGGGGTCTACCACCATAATAGCCCGGGCCCAGTTCGTCAGGACCGCGGACCCAGCGCCGGCATACTGCCAATCAGTAGATTTCCACTTGGATGTATCCCTGGTATTGGTTTTCGGGGTATGATGGTTGACGATACAAGCGCATTGGTATTCCTGTAGAAGCGGGTTCAGTCCGGTATGAACAAACAAAGACATGACTTCCGGGTCGCTGGTGTCGCCACCGATATAAGATTGTAACGGGTCCAGGCGCAGGATATCAGGCTTGGTGGCTCGCAATACAGATTCAACAAAGCGGATGAACCCGATACCAGTTTTCGACTTTTCGAGGATATAGAATGTGTTTTTCCGGACGACTTCGCGCTGATCGGCATCCAGGTCGAGCCCGGTCATGATCCCCGTAGCCATCTCCGTCAGATCCCCGTCGTCATTCTCTGCCTGGATAGTAGTAATTCGTAGAGGACGTGCCGGTTGGATACCGAAAGCCGGTAGCCCTTGAGACCAGAGGATGTCCATCTGGGCGCTGGAACTCGACTTGCCTACACCCGATGGACCGACAAATAGCATCCCACCTTCCCGGCACAGAAACCGATTACCTAAGAGCGTACTTTCCGGGTCAATCTCCATTTCGGTAAAATCAGTCAGCGACCGGACAACTATGGCGGTATCCGGCGGCTTGATTGCGTCTAAGCGTTTTTGGATAGTAACGATTGAATCAAATACATCATCATTGTTTTTTGATTCATCCTGGACAGCAAGGGAAAGCTCCCCGAGTTTGCGCTTGATGTATTGTCGGTGAACTATATCGGCATAACGAATGCCATGGGTCGGCTGTGATTCAACAGCCAACAAATCATTGAAAACAGTTTGTGGCACACCGGAAGCATCCGAAATAAGCATCGGATCGATATATTTCTTGGCGGCAAATTGACGGAGAATTGCTGTGTAAATCTTGCGGCGTTCAGGATCTTGGAACGCGCCAGTAGGCAGCCCTATGGTGTTGCAGTACGGTACGACAACTTTGGGCTGACATAGGGCGGCAGACAACAGCGCCTTCTCCATATCATCATGACCGGGATTATATGGACAGGCCGGTGGTTCATCCGGCAAGACAACCGGGACCGGCGCGGGTTTGTCGAGCGGCCCGATCGGTGTGTTCCAATCTAATACTTTTTCAGATGGCATCCTCTTCTTTCCTATTACTGATCAGTAATATTTACTTCCTGAACCAAGCCCTCACCGGTGGGTCATCAAACGCTTGCATTGACAGAAACTTGTCACCTATCTCGGTTTCGATGTACGCAAAGTCCTTACGCCCAACGGCCTTATAGAGCGCAATTGAATTTCCCCACGGCATATCGACGATCCAGAGTTCGTTTCCCTTGCCTCCGATGATGGGGCACGGGATCAGCCCCGGCTCGGCCTTCGGCTCCTTGGGCTTGATGTTTTCTCCCACATAGCACCTGTCGCAAACCATGCGGGTGGTCAGGCTCACGGCCTCATCTCCGCAGATTTCGCAAGTCAGGACTTCCTCTGGCGCGACTGGCTCCCGTTGATTGCATTGATTCGAATTACATTGCACCTTTCCAGGGCGCACGATGTCGGTTGTTTTTGCTGGCCCGTCGATCTTGCTCACGACGGCGCGGCAGAAGGCGAGGAAGGCAGTGGGAATAAACGAGATTTCATCCTCAGGTTCGCCCTGATTGGGTTGAAAAAGATTTAGCCATTTGCCAGCAATGTTTTTTACCACAACATCATCACTCTCCATCCCGTCAATCCTCTCGGCAATCTCGGCGTCGGTTGGGTTCATTTGCGTGTCCTTTATTATTCTGCCAATCGTCCATTCGCGGCGTTATCAGCAATCATCATGGCAAAGTTGGCTACGTCAGCGGTTTCTTCCACGGTATTTTTAATGTCGCTTTTGTCACCGTCCGCCAAAATACTTGCATCAAGTTCGTTTGTTTCTTCTTTGAGTCGGCTTAGTAAATATTCTGCTCCACATTCTGACCAATGCCCCTTATCTTCATTTTCTCGAAGTTTTCTTTCCATTTGCCATGCGAACCAAAGCACTTCTTTTCTAATTTTCATTTGCGTGTCCTCCGGTTCCATTGTCCTCCACACCAGCATCCGTGTTTTCCTTTGTGACCTTTTTCTCGATAGCAAATACACGGCGAATGATCTTCATAGCTTTCCAATCTCGCCCCGCACCGCTTTGGTTTCTTGGTGGTCATGCGTCCTCCAACTTGTATCTACTCGCACACGATACGAATGATTTCTGATGATATGCCGTCACGTTTTGCTTTATTCCGTTTAAGTCCCGGAAGGTTGTCCATCAAATAGCACGCCACGTTAGCAACATAGGTGAGTCTAAAATCCGGATCATCCTTGAACGCCTGCTTGATGGTTTCTTTTGCTTTTACGAATCTTGATGCTTTCATTTCCATTCTCCTTTGTTTGTTGCTTCCTTCACGATCTTGCGGACTTCATCTGCCAGTTCTTCGAACCCCATCCCTGATTGGTGTGAAAGATGCATTGAAAATTCTGGCTTCTGTCCATACGTATTTTCATACCATATTTTCCACAGCCTCTCCGCCAATCCCGCGTCAAGTGGTTTGCTCGCTTTCATCTTTTCCCATTTCCAGCCCACATCTTCGGGCGTCTCGGCGGCTACCCTTTTCCCACACACGGAACACTCCGCGCCGTACTGCATCGGCCCCTTGGTCGTAAACTGGATAACCTCGTGGAGCTTGTTGCAGCATTTAATGTATAGCGTTGCCATCGTCACCCTCCTCACGTTCACGCCCGGCGGCGGTTAGTTTGTTTGCCCATCGGAGATTTAGCCAGCATTCGTTCCAATGCGAATAAAACTGGATGATATTTGCGCGTTCCAACCAACGCCATTCTTCTGTCGTGTAGGAAGTTCGCTTATCACTTGGAAGCAAAAGCGTTTTCGGTAAGAATAAAAACCGATTCACTATGCGTTCTTCGTGGTTAGCGAACGGGCATTTAATTTGTTTTCTCATCCATTCCTTTCCCCTCGCGCTCTACGCGGGCGAGGGCGTTGATGATTTGAGTTTGCGCCTGGCAATAAATACTTCTATGTGCTCGTCAAAACTCCTTGGCCTTGGGCACGGTTCAGCCGGGAACTCGGCATCCCTCTTACCGCTTGCGGTCACGATTGATTTTATTGATCGCCATTCTGTTGCATAGCCGTATATGCACCCGAACGGATAACGGTCTCTAAGCCCTCGACACTCGCTGCATGACACCCTTCTTTTGGATACTTTCATCGCCCCTCCCCGTTCTCGCGTTCACGCTCCGCCAAATGACGCTCCCACGCCGCAATATCCTCGTCGCTCAACTGCCAGAATGCGGCCATACGCTTCTGCTGGCGGTTGTCAACTTGTTCGAGGAATTCGTGGTCTTTGTATTCGGGCATGTCAGTTCCGTCTTTCCCCGCTCCCATGATTGGCGAGCGGGGTTGTCTTCTGATCTTAGCGTTTCTTCTTCGGCTGTCGCGGGGTTCCGCGGTTTCCTGTTCCACCACCACTTCCATCGCGTCGCGGGGTTCCGCCACACGCACCATTTCCTCTGCCACCACCTTTACTTCCTTTTGCCACCGGTATCACCTCCTTTCGTTGTCAAAACTTTATCTTCCAGTAATTTTGCCACCTTTTGATAAATTTTCTTTTGCCCACAAGGGTTGCAAATTGGTGTAATTAAAACATTTGAGTTGCTCGCTGACTTTAGACAAATCAAACGAAATGCAAGGACGAATATGGTCGATATGCCATCCGTAGTATCCGTAATTTTTCCAAGTCATTCC